TTAAATGTACTTATAGAATTTGCTAAAGCCTGGCGGTGTAGCGGGTGTGCTACTATATCTGCCGTTTTTAAACTTATGTTTTCACAAGTTCTTAAAGCTAGATATATCAAAGAACTTAATAAATGTTTAGTGGCTGTATTAGATGTATTAGCTGCCATTTTCTGTATTCCAACTAAAGCGTCTTTCTCTGGCATGCTTCCGTCTCTAGCTTCATTTAAGCCAGTTACGTCACGAATCATTTGTAAATAATATTGATATGTACCTATAAGACTTTGTATTTTAGCCTGACCAGATGAAGTTGATAATTCTTGAATAGGTACTTTACCTGCATTTATGCCACCATCCTGTGTAAGCGATCTACCTACTATACTTCCAGTTTGAAAGTACATATTCAAAGCTTCTTGCGGATTATAATTAGTACCATTTCCTAGATCAACTTCAGATAAACCGTCCATATCTAAGAACACACCGTCTGGAACTATTCTAGACATTACCTGCTGCAATTTAAGATGTGTTAATTGAATCATATCTGCAAATCCAGTTATTCTACTAACTATAGACTCTATCTTACCTTTATACATTCTAGGAGCTGATATGCAATAATTCATTTCTACTTTAGTTGTGTCAGCCATTGGACGAGTCATATTCTCAGCCATTTTCCACTCTAACATAGTGTTAGTTCCTATTACTTTAGCTCCAGTGTATAAAACCTCTATAGTTCTATATACTCTTTCAAAATTATCATTAGGTGGTGGATCAAAAGAGTCTGTTTTTTCTATAACTTTCTCAAGACCATTATCGCCATATTTTATTTTAAAAACCTGGTTCATATATGTCTTGTATTCAAAATACAATACTTGAACAGTGTTTCTATCATAATCGTTCCATCCTTGTATATATTGCCTGTTACCTGGCATGTCTTGTATTCTCTGTAATTCTTCGTCAGAGATATTTGGAAACTGCTTCTTAAGTTCAGGTAGAGTTATAGCTTTACATTCTCCAACATAGTATATGTCTTCGAAATTAGGGTCATCAGTATAAGAATACACTAAATTAGCTGGATTAACGTAGTCTATAATAATTCCTTCAGCTAGGTCAAATCTAGTTTTACTAGCAGCTATACCTAATACTGTTAAATCTTGAGCTAATCTCTTTTTAGTTTGATCGTATTTATTAAAAGATAAAACATTATTTATAACTTCTTCTTCAGCTATTTCTACAGTCTGCTTAAAATTCATCTGCATATAAAGATCTAATTCTTCTTTACTAGCAGGTAATTCATTTGGATCAGATACATTAAACAAGTCAAGACCTAAATTGTTCTTAAATTCAGTTAAAACTTTCTTAGCGTTAATGTCTCTTAATACAGCTGTAGCATAATCACTTTTCTCTCTTTTAGAAAAAGGATCTTCTGCTGTGGCTTGCACATCGTAAGACTTATCTGCCATACCATTAACTACTATATCTACAAACTTAGATATAACAGGTACTGGTTTCCAGTCTAAATTAAGATAAGACAAATCACCGTTTATAGATAACTCGTCTTTGTATTTTTGAGTTGATTGCTCTCCTCTAGCGTAAAGTCTTAATGTATGGAAGTTGTTCCAATTAGCTAAATATCTATTACCATTAGTTCTTCCTTGACCAAACCACTCTTGCTCTATAGCTCTAGAAACTTGTATGCCATAATCTAAGCTAGCTTTTTCTTCATCGCTAACAACTTGGCTAGGAAACGCACTATTGGTATTTGTTTGTATATTCATTTATTTTATCATTTTAGACATTGACCCTTTATTGTCATATCTTTTTATACCTAAGTCTATACTCTTATATTCTCTAACCGCAGTTGGTATGTATCTATTCTTGTTGCAAGCCATTAAAGCTAATCCAGAACTTATAGATGCATCATGGCTAGTTCTATTATTTATGTTAAATCTAGCCCAATCTTCTAATGTTCTTTGAAAATACATACTACCATAACCTTCATCTGTCTTACCAACGTAAGTATTTATGTAAGTTTCTATAGCTGAAGCATGTGCTTGTTTTATATCCTCGCTGGAATTAGGTATACCACCTATTTCTTTTTCTGTTATTGATAGCTTGTTCCAAACCTTGTCAGGCCTATTCATTGAAAAACCTCTATAACCTCTTCTTTTAAAATGATATAATAATCTAGGTTTATTATTTTCACAAAGTATTGGCATACCATAAAATACGCAAGCCATTAATACATCTTCAAAAAATATCTCAGCAGTCTGAGGTCTAGCAATGTATTCTAAGAAAAACTGATTAGGAGGAACATTTTCCATACTAAACTTAGTTAAACCTGCTAAAGCTCCGTTAGAACCTCTCTTATCAACTGTACCTGATATATCGTAACTATCACAACCAAAAGCACCGCAGTGCTCGTTGCCTGGATACTTAATCCCATTCTTTACTATCACACGGTTTTGTAGATTAACAGGTGGAACCCAAGATATTTTAAATCTACCATCTTTATTTGGTATAAATATAACTTTTGAATCCGGCTTAGAGTTCTCCCACTGAAAAGTACCAGTAGTTACTATTGACGAGTTCTTGAGATCTACGTTATAATCTATTTGCTCGTATATTTTTGTCAGGTTAAATAAAGACTCTTTTGCTTCGTCTCTGAATGCATGCTCTTCAGTTCTTGGAAATTGTCTATAAAATTCATTTAACCCGTCTTGATCGTCTTTTAATCCTTCTACTTCATTTTTCCAAAACTCTATAACACCTATTTTTATTGGATCACCAAAAGAATCTACTACGTCTTCTTTTTCGGGTGTATCGAATACAGGAAAGCCATAAGAATCGATGTATCCTTCGTAGTTCCATTCCATAGGAATGAACAAAGAATAGAGTCCTGAACTAGTCTGCCCGTTGCGGTTCCTCTTTGTAACGTCTGATCCATTATATAATTGTTTGAAATTTTCACCACCTTTATCTAAAGAGTTTGATGTTGAACCCATCATACACTTTCCTATAATTCTAGAACCTAATCTTAACGTTGTTTTCGTAACCCTCCAGTTGTTGAGGATGTTGTTCGGCCTTTCCCATTTCCCACTCTCATCGTGGACGAGGAGTTTGAGTTTCTCACCGTCGTACGCATTGTCGCCGGTGTTCTTCCAATCAATGGTGGTGTCCAACCCCGTAAGCGTTTCGGCTTGAACTTTCGAATCGAGTCCCCTACGGGTAAGCTTCGAGGCGGGGACACGATAGGCAAGTTCCGTCTTGGGCCTGTCCATACCGTCCTGGATTGGTTTAAAGAAGAACGGGAAGTTAACACTAATGGGTACAACTTTATCTGTGAACATTTTCTTAGCATCGGCTCCAGATTTGGACAATATTCCAAACCGTGAATCGCTTGATATTGTTGCCATGTTGACCGCCTCCCCTGATGCCATAAACGAAAATCCGCTACGTCTATTCTTGAGATATGACATACCATAACATCTTGAGTCCGCTTTACAAGCTTCCCAGAAGAGATAAAATAACCTGTTCGACTCTCTAAAGTCTGGCTTCCCAACATCAATCTTGGACCACTGCAGGTACATGTACTGAGTACCAGTAATATAAGTAGGCTTGTCTTTGTTAAAAAACCAATAACCTTTTTCACGCCTTTGGAACTCTTCTTCAATATAGTCATACCATTCTTCTTTAAATTGTTCAGAGTAATTCTTCCAATCAAAAACAGTTTTAATATTTTTTAATTCTTTAGGGTACTCAGCTGCCCTCCACTTATTGCCGTCCATCATAGCTACATCAGTAGCTTTTGGTAAGGCTATTACAAGATTTTGTATCTCGTATATCTCTCCAATCTCTCCAGTTTTACTTATAACAACCATGTCATGCTCTTCGTCATAACCATACTTCCATTTCTTAAACTTATTGTTTCTGTTTAATACTTTGGTTTTTACGTGTTTAGGTAAAATTTTATATAAAATTTGCTCGTACATTATTTAGATCTACCTTCAGCGAACCCTTTAAAAGCTTTTTCTTCTTTAGCTTTACTAGGTTTCTCGTTAAGAATATTTTCTTCTTCATCTATACGTTTAAGTATTTCAAAAGCGTCGAATATTGCTAATTTTTTTGTAGCAGCAGCGTTTTTAAGTTTATCCGCAGTAAGATCGTCATCTGAGTCTATGATAAGTTCTTTAGCTACTTTAACTAACTCTTCTATCGCGATGTGCCCAGCTTGGATTATACTCAACTTGGTTTCCTTGGTGTTCATACTTGATTACAATATCATTAGATTTCATACAGAAAACTCTCTGTTCGTCAACAATAAAATCCCATTCACTATTAGGTGTAAAACCTACTACGTCTCCTGGGTTAATATTAAGTGCTTCTAAGGACTTATTACCATACTTTAGTATACCAATAAGCTTTTGCTCTTTATCGTTCGTTAGAATGTCTTCGTTTTTTAGAGGCATCACAAAACATCTGTCACCAAATGAGATCCAATCCTCTGTATTTTTATACAAATATACTTGATCAATAGCGCAGAAATATAAATCATCTTTAAAATATGATCTACTATTCTTTTTAACACCTTTCATGTCGTAGAATACTCTAAAAACATTGTGATGTATTAATACTATATCTCCTTTTTTTATACTTGTTTTAAAAGCCTTTGGTGTTTCTACAACAACCGCTAGGTTATTAACAGATTTAAAACTTTCTATCTTAGTATTTAAAACTAAAGTCTTATCGCCAATCTTTATCTCATTTTCGTATCTATCACCAAGAGGCTTGATGATGAAGTCGTACAAGCTCTTCATTAATACTCTAAATCGTATTCAACAGATATTGCCATGTTAGAATTAAATTTCTTCCATGGCATTATCTCATCTTCT